TCACGGTGCCGCCTTGCTTGCGCCCATTCTTCACAAAGGCGCCTGTCACAGTGGTGAGCGATGTTCTGCACCCGCAGCGATTGCATTGCAGCATGCCGTCGGGGCGATTCGCTTTTATGCGTTGCGCCACCTTTTCCTTTGGTGGCGGATTGGTTTTGGGGACGAGTTTAAGCATCCCGCCACTATAAACCGGCCCGCTCGAAAGCGGTAGCATCACGCTCGCGCAGTTCGTCCAGGGTCAAAAAGCGGCCGCGATCGTTATAAAACTGATCCATCTTTAATCCGCCCTCGCGCAACAGCCTGCCACGCTTGGGGCCTAGTATCTGGTCCTGGCGCTGCGCCGACTGCCTGCTCAGCCATTCAGAATAGGTGGTGTCGCCAGGAACTTGGCCGTCCATGCTGGCGCGCGTCGATGGCTCCATTTCGTCGATATCAATGCCCAGCTCACGCCAGCTGAAGGTGATCGGGACGCTTGCGCTTCGGCAGTTCCAATGAGCCTTGCCTGGCCCGGCGCCCCACGGTATCGAGTGGCCGATTGGCTTATGTGTCTCGGGCTCATACTGCTTTCCATCTCGGATGCGACAGTGAGGCGTCGTCTTGCTGTCCAGCGTGCTCACCCATCCCAGCGCCTTAATAAGGCCGCGATTCTCGCCGTACATCCGCTCTCGCGTGAAGTCGGCCATGTGGCTCAGCGCCGTTTGAGTGACCGCCGCGGCGTGGCGCCGATCAATGTCGATAATGCCGTCGCTGTAGCCTTTGGCCCGTGTGCCGCGCAGGCGCCGGATGATTTGGTCTGTCGTCTGCCCCTCCATATAGCCGATACGGATGGCGTCACGGATGCGGACCATACGGCCCGCCTCGATGCTGCTGGACCACTCGCGGAGCAAACGCCCTTGAAAGGGCCTCGACATGGCTGCCGTATACGTCTGCTGCGCATTAACTGATGCCACGCCCACAGCAGCTTGGACTTGCGCCGGGATGGTCGATTCGAAGAGCTTGAGCTGGTAGCCAGTCTCATAATCAGCAAAGTCTTTCAGCTCGCCAGTCAGCGCCGTCTCGACCTGCTGATAAACAGTCGCGTTCAGTTCGCGAACCGACTTCAGCAAGCGCTCCAGACGCTGCACCGTGAATGAGTCAGCGGGAAGCCTGCTCAAGGCGTCCGTCAACTGGGCGAAGAGGTCAGCATCTGCCTTGTTCAGCGTGGAAATGACCCGGCGAATCACTCCATTGGAATAGTGCTGAAAATCGACAGAATGCCCAATCGCGGCATCGCGCAGCGCCTCGTTGACCGTGGCCATTACATCGTGCCCAGCGCTGGACCTTCTTCTGCCACGGCCTCAAGCTCAGTTTCAGGCTCGATGTCCGGCGAAAGTATGCCGATCCGCTGCGCCTGCAGTATGGCCGTCTTTTTCGTGATGAGGCCCGATTGTTGGAAGGCTAGGATAAGCTGACCAGCGGCATCTGACAGGGAGCCGGCGGCGAAGTCCTTAAACACCGATACCCTGCCGCCATCGCCCAGATTGGCCCAGTCCGCCACAAATTGAAGGCACTGGTCCAGAGAGTCCTCAAAGGCCTCGACGATGCGCTGCAACTCCGACTTGTTCGCTTCGGCGTCGTTGTTGGCCTCCGTGGCCGTGCGATTCCCAGGCTGGGCGATCAGAAGCTCGGCGCCGGTCTGAATCATCTGCTCTTGCAGTTTATCCAACGATGCTTCGCCGGCCGCAATGGCGGCGCCAGTGTGTTCGACGAACATCAGCTCAGCGCCTTGCGGCAGCCTAACCGCGCTCGAGGCGCCCACGGTCATGCTTGTCTCTGGCTCTGCGCCGATCATTGCCAGAATAGGCACTCTGGCAATGTGCAAAATGGTGTCTTGATCGCTTTGGCTCTGCCAGTGCTTGACGTTCAGGTAAGCCAAGTCCATGAGCGGCGAAACGCCCATCATGAAGCCCATGCGCCGGCCATAAAACGGCACGAACGGGATTTCAGCCAGGCTGGTCGTGCCGCTTTCGATCAAGACATATTCGTCTTTCTCGCCCTTTTGCCATAGCTCCCATGCGCCAGGCGTGAGCACGCGAACCTGTGGCACGGTCTTGACACCGTACTCGCCATCATCCTCTTCCGAAGACTCGGCAAGGCGCAACTGAGCCAGCTTCATGACGCCGTTCACGCGCCTGGCCTTCCAGCCAAGAATCTGATCGTGATTGATTTTCACGAAATAAGGCCGCGCTCCCACTTGGCGCTCTTCAGCCAAAGTGCGGATCGGGCCCACGCGGGGGTAATCGACTAGCACGCCGGCTATACCGTAGCCCAGTACCTCTTCCATCATTTCCGAGGCGAAAGTATGCAGGTTGCGGCCTTCAAGATCGCAGTCTTGCATCCACTCGGCGACCTTGGGCGCAACGTCATCACCCAAAGTCAATGCTTTGGCGAAGGGTTTTCCAGCCATGACGCCAAGGGTGCGAGAGAGCGCCGGAAAGAGCGTAGCGGTTTCTTTGCGAGTCTTGTAGCTGTCGGCCTCCTCGTTCGGCCACTTTGGCAGGTACGCTTCGCCTGCATCGCGCATGGCTTGCGTGCCGCCCAGCAAGGCGGAAAAAATGGGCCAGTTACGGCTCATTGCGACCACCTTCGGGCTTTGCTCGTTTACTTTCAGGGCCATGGGCTTACATTCTCAATGGGGTTACGGTGGCGGCGCGTTTCAGGCTCGGCCACTCACGATCAACGCAATACCCGATCGCGGTCGTGATGTGCTGGTATTGGTTCGTCTGATCCTCTTGGAAGGTTGAGCCTTCTTTGAGTTGTACGGTCGCCAGCCCCTTATCGCACCACTTAGCAGTAACCGGGTTCACGAATAGGCTCATATGACCGTCCGCCGTGCGAATCTTGGCTCGTACCGCATTCTGTCTATCTTTGATCGCCGGGTGCGCGGGCTTAACTCGGCGCGTGTACGTCCAGCCGTTCGACTTCAACACGCCCTCGATGTCCACATAATCAGAGGCATGTCCGTGCTTCTCGCCAGCTTGACCGGCTGGGTCACCATAGATCAGCACATGCTTGTTCTTGTGATCCTTGAATTTATCGACGAACTCAATCGCTGATTGCTTGGACACGGCGCTGGTCAACACAATCTCATCCAACAGGTACAAATCATTGCCGCCCTCGCCCCGTCGCACGCCTACCGCGCTTGAGAGCGGCGTAAAGTTCTGGTCGTGCATCCACATCAGCTGCTCATGCGGCTGGATAACCTCTTTCGTGTGGTTGGCCTTGCTGTAATCCTCGTAAATCCGTCCTGTCGCCGTCTCGAACGAAGCCTCAAACTCCTGCCGGAACTGCTTGGCCGACATGGCCCGCTTCATTGCGGCAATCACATCGGCCGGCAGAATCTCCGCAGATTTCCAGTGGAATACCGCAAAGTCCGGGTTTTCGCCCGTTTCCGCAGCACTACACAAGTCGTAGTAGTGGTTCAGGCCGTCAGGCACGCCCAGCAACCAGCACCAAGCCCGGTATTCCGGATCAAGCGGGTTGACCGTGTTCAGCGCCGGCAGGATGTTCGCTTCCCAGGCAGTGGACTTCACGTCGGCGAACTCGTCGATGCCGCCGCCCTTCCATGGAACACCCTCGATGCGCTGAGGCTTATCCAGGCCGATTACATGGATTTCGCTGCCGTTGGGCAGAAAGATGATGCGGTCGGACTCGCTAGGGCGCTTGGCGTGCGCCGCCGACAGCGTGAAGGCCTTCAGGTCATCCCAAAATATCTTTTTGGCCTGATCGTGCGTCGGCGCGGCGGCAAAGTACGGCCCCGGCACTCGATTGGCCTGCTTGACCAGGAAACGCTTGAAGCGCTCTGTTTTCCCACTTCGTCGGCCTGCTGGCACCAACGGAAACCGAATGCCGTTGGGCACCGCCTCCACTAGGGCCAGCTGCACCGAGTGATCGATCAGCGGATACCAGCGAGCAATCTGGCGATCCAACAAAAGATTGCCGGTGCTCATGACGGCAACTTTTCGATCAAGTCTGTTATCGCCTGAGCGATATCGCCGCCGCCTGATCCGCTCGTTTTGTGGTTCACATACGCATCGCCCGTTTCCTTGGCGGCCTGCTCGAGTATCTGCAGAACCAAAGGCAGGTTGCGCATCTGCTCGGCTTTGGTGGCGATCTGTGCCATCTTGCGAAGCCGGTACGCACGCTGGGCTATCGGAATCTCGGCCGTTTGCGCCTTAAAGTTCTCGCGTGTAGCCTCGAATACTGCCCGCCACTTCGCGCTTAGGTTGCGCCCCGCGTGTTTGGTGGGATCGTACAAAGCCACCTGTGAGCGCGGCACGTCAAGGCCAAATTCTTCCTTAACCTCGTTTGATACTTGCTGTGGCGTGTCATAACAGGCCAACGCCTGCACGATGAATTG